GATTCCTTATTATGAAGTAAATTGCGATTGTGGGCATATTGCTGAAGTGTTTTTTGAAATGGATGATGAAAAGCGCATCATCTGCGAAAGTTGCAAGAAGAAGTTAATGCAACGCAAGTATTCACTTGGGGGCATTGTTCTCAAGGGTGAAGGATGGGGGAGCAAATGATTACTGCAGTTTCATTATTTGCAGGTGTAGGTGGCTTTGATCTAGCACTAGAACGAGCTGGTGTAAAAGTAGTTGCATCAGTTGAATGGGATAAGAAAGCCCAGGATGTGTTACGCCGACACTTTCCTGAGTCAACAATCTTCGGCGATATATCGGGGGTAACAGGTGAACAACTCATTGCAGCAGGATTTGAACCTAGAAATGGAATCATCACAGGTGGATTCCCCTGCCAAGATTTATCAGTGGCTGGAAAACGAGCAGGATTGGGTGGTTCTAGATCAGGATTATTCTGGGAAATCTGCCGATTGCTTGACGAAACAAGAGCGCAAAATTTTATCCTCGAAAATGTCCCTGGTTTACTTTCCAGCAATCAAGGGGCAGACATGGCCGTTGTTCTTGAAGCGTTGGTTGAGCGCGGGTATCGCATCGCCTACAGGGTGCTTGATGCTCAACACTTCGGAGTACCCCAACGCCGCCGTAGAGTGTTCATTGTCGGAAGTCTTGGAAACTCAGGGGCAGCACCTGAAGAAATACTCGCTATCGCCGAAAGCCGCGCAGGGTATCTTGCGCAGGGCAAATCGCCGAGAAAAGACACTGCCACCGCAACTGCAACAGGCGCTGGAGACAGTAGCGCAGCAGGATTAACTTCATTTAGTCCATCAAGTTTTGCTGATTACACAGAAAATGAAAAAGTATCTGCAACATTGCGAGCAGGTGGCGGTGATCTAGGTGGCGGTAGTGAAACTTTATTACTTGATGGCGCAGTTTATGGTCAATCAGGATTTGCAAAATACACTGAAGGTGTAACAACACTCACTGCTACTTCTTACAAAAGGCCTGAAGATAATGTTGTTCTTCACGAAAGCTAAGCGAGCGCAGAATGTCAACGATTATGAATCCTGGATAGCGGGGGGGGTAGTGCCAACATTGAACGCAATGGATAACAATGGTGAGGCTTACGCAACAGTTCTAATAGTTGGTGTTGATATTTACAATGCTGATATTTCAGACAAATCATTTCAGACTATTAAAGCGGGGGGCGGTATTACTTCAATGCCAAGTGTTTTAATTATTGATGGCACTCGTGTAAATGATGTGCGGGTGTATGAAGATGGCATTGTGCCAACAGTTATTTCACGATACGGAACGGGGGGTGGGAATGTGCCTATGGTATTTGAACAAGAAAAAGAAGTAATTGGCCCGTTGACTGCAAGCGGTATGAGCCGCGCAAGAGGAACTGAAACAGTTGAAAGCCATCATTATGTGCAAAACGAATCAGTTGTGCGCCGATTAACACCAGTTGAGTGTGAGCGCCTGCAAGGGTTTCCTGACAACTGGACCGATGGCCAGGCAGATTCAAACCGATACAAACAAATGGGCAACGCGGTAGCGGTGCCTGTTGTCAGTTGGATTATTGAACGAATGGTTGCGGCGATCAAAGAATGACTTATGGATGCGGCGCTTATACTTGCAAAACTTGTTATCCATTTCAATATAGGTGTGAAAACTGCCTTATTGATTTTCACCAACGCTTAGAAAATGGAAAAGATTACACCTGTGAAGAATGTGGTTTTGAAAGCGGTGAAAATGCCTGATTCCTGCGTTAATTGTGGAAATGACGATGGACCGCACCACATCTGTACCGATTGCCTAACTTTAATTGAATGTAACTGCAAGGGGGAAACAATGACTGATGAAATAGAGATGGCATCTTGTTCGCGGTGTGAAAATGAAGTTGATGCAAGCACATTGGTTTCCTTTGGCAATTGGGAATTGTGCGAAGTCTGCCAGGGTGATATTTAATGGCTAACTTGCTACCAATTGCTTTGCGCTTTTTAGCTCAGGGAATCTCAGTTGTTCCAACTGCCAATGATGGTTCTAAACGACCTGCATTTGCTTGGCAAGGATTTCAAGAGCATCTGCCCATTGCTGATGAATTGTTGATGTGGTTCAAAGATGGCGTAGATGGCATTGGCGTAATCACTGGCAAGGTATCAGGCAACTTAGAGATGCTTGAACTTGAAGGTCGCGCAGTTGCCGAAAAGATGCACCTTGAGATTGCTGAGATCGCTAACAATTCAGGGCTTGGCGAGTTATGGCAACGCCTCAACGCTGGTTATGTCGAACTCACACCATCAGGCGGTTTACATTGGCTTTATCGGGTATCAGATGGCACCTTGCCAGGTAACACTAAGTTGGCGCGAAAGCCTGGCGAAAACGGCGGTGTGGATGTATGGGCCGAAACGCGTAGCGAAGGCGGCTTTACAATCACCGCGCCAAGTGGCGGTGCCACTCACCCTAGCGGTGGCAGTTGGACTTTAATCGGTGGCTCAATCGAAACCATCCCAACAATTACGAGCAAAGAGCGATCAGCACTCCACGCAATCTTTGCGATGTTTGATGAAATGCCTAAAGCTGAAAATCTGCAGCAAGAAGTAGTTGCCAAACACGATGGCATCCTCACCCCTGGCGATGATTACAACGCCCGCACCACTTGGGAAGAATTACTGCAACCTTTGGGCTGGACTGTTGTTTATCGCAAGGGTGAGGCAACAGTGTGGAGAAGGCCAGGCAAAACTGAAGGCATCAGCGCCACCACCAACTTCAATGGCAACGATAAGTTCTTTGTCTTTACTACCAGCACACAGTTTGAATCAGAAACTTCCTATTCTAAGTTTGCTTTCTATGCCGCAACCAAACACGGTGGAGATTTCAAGGCGGCAGCCACAACTTTGCGAAATCTTGGCTACGGGGCGCAAACGCTCAATTCTTTTGATTCAAGCAATTCACTGATGCCCATAAATACACTACAAGCACCACCACAAGCCACTGCAGGCGATTTGGGCGATGAAGAATCAAGCTGGAAGCCAATCGAACTAAAAGATTACTATGACGGCTTATTTCAAGCACCCATTGCAACCTTGTTGAAGCGTACAGATGGTCATGGCCTGATTTATGAAGGCCGCGTTCATTCCATTTATGGTGAATCTGAATCAGGTAAATCGTGGATTGCACAAATTGCCACCGCTGAGTGCCTGAAGAATGACAAAAAGGTGATCTACATAGATTTTGAATCAGATGCCATTGACATTGTGAACCGCCTCAAAGCATTACTTGAAGAAATGGGTGAGTAATGTTTTCAACCAACTACACCTGCAAGTGCAATGCCTGCAAAGAAACATTTGAATCAGTGATGAAAGTCAACTTATGTCTGCCTTGCTTTGAGGCATACCTAGCGAATTTGGAGAATAACTAAATGGGTGCTTACAAAGAATTGGTAATTGATATTGCTGACACAATGTTTCAAATCAGCCGTGATCTCAACAATGCAAGTGAATCAGGTGATTTTGATGTTATGAAGGAATCACTGCGCAGGGCAATTGTTAACTCAGCACTGACCATTGCACACATTCAAGAATTGGAGAATTAAGATGATTATTCAAAACGGATTATGGGTTTGTGAATGTGGTATGCGTGCAGTTCATAATCCTCACATTGGTTGGAAATGCCCTGAACACGGCGTTGCTGGAAAGGTGGAATAAAATGATTACAAAGCGTGGCAAGCGCGTACGCGCAGTTGCAATTGCACTTGGCATTATCTTGGCTTGGCAGATCGCTGCAAACCTTTGGTGGGTTGGCATTGATGCACCATCGGCTGAGTTTCTTGGCTGGTGCTGGGGTTCAATGAGTCAGTGCGTGGTTCTATGACACCGCTTAGATCAATCCGCGTTGATGCCGACTTGTGGCAACTGGCATTAGAAAAAGCGCGAAATGAAGGCACCACCGCCACCGCAATCATCATTCAAGCATTGCGCGAATACATCAAATAATTAAGAAACGAAAAACCCCCCGCAGGAACGGCTGCAGGGGGTTTTTCTATGGGGGCGTTTTCGCGCCTAAAACTTAATCTGTGGCGATTTCGCCAGCAATTGAAAAATATGCAGCGCCATCTACAAAACTATCAAGGTGATCGGGTGATTCAATCAACCTGGCAACTTTGACAAGTGCAAGGCAGATCGCAGCTTGAGATGGAGAAATCTCTTGTTCTAAATAGATTGACCATAAACCAGCAATGCGTTGATGATTTGTTAATGGCTTTCCATAATTCTTATTGCGATCACCGTGAGTAAGGTGCTTGGCTTCATCTAAGATTTCACCGCGTTCCATCATCCCCCATTTCATACCAGCCATCGCCCCAAAGGGTTAATAATCGCTGAAAGTAAGCCTCGTATTGAAGGGCGATAGTATCAAGGTTATAGAGCGAAACTGCACGGTTTCGCACTTTTTGCCGATCTAGGTATTTGACCCCTTCGGCTGCCTGCACAAATTCACGCAAAGTACGGCATCTAAAGCCTGAAGTTTCAGGGTTGTTTTCTGTAAATGCACCCCAATCAGTTGTGATTGTAGGTGTGCCACAAGCCTGTGATTCGATCACCACATTGCCAAAAGGTTCCACATAAAGTGTTGGGGCAAAGGTGGCTATTGCTCCACCCATCAATTTAGCTCGTTGTTCAGGTCCAACTGACCCAACAAACTCGCCATACCCGCTTTGCTCACCTGGCCCTGCCAAGATGAGCCGCTTGCCTAATCTCTCGCAAACTTCTTGGGCAATTCTGTATCCCTTGCGATCAATCAGCCGACCAATGAACAGGTAATACTCACCCTTTTCATCGCCCTTGCCATCTCCCAGTGGAAACATCTCAGGTTCCAAATAACCAGGAATCACGGCATCGTAGAACTGGCCATCGGCAGTTGTCGGGTTTTTCCACCCTGCATAGATTGAGTGCATCCAGGCATAGGACTCAAACACCCGATACTTGGCAAACACACCGCCGTAGCCAACGCCAAACTCCACCGACAAATGCTGAGGAAAGGCATCGGCAATTGGCTGTTGTGCGCTGCCGCCGATTAAGCAAATGAAATCTTGCGGTTGTATCCGTGAGGCGATACCTGCAATGGCCTTTGAGTTGAAGTAATCCCACAATGGACCGCTAAACGGGAATTGCGTGTAATGAGGCACCCACTCAAGGGCGGCCTTTCGCATATCGTCATTAACGCAAGTGATCAATTCAGTAACAGGTGCCTCGACTTCATCGCCAGCATAAAGAAATACCTCGTGGCCAAGATCGTGCATCATTATGCAGAATCGGCGCACCTTTTCAGTAAAAGCGCATCCTGCAAACTCTTTTGTTACCTGTGTGTGTGGCAGTGCCACGATGTGAAAACGCATTGATTCCCCCGAATCTGTTTTAGAGCGTTGGTGTGGTGCTTTGAGCTGCAATCATTTCGTCATAGACAGACTTAGGCATTGAGGTAAAAGATCCATCTTCCTCAGTAATTATTATGTGTTCTACTTCGTTATGATCTTTGATAATTTCAATGTTTGTCATTATAACTCCGCACTAAATCCGAGGTAAGCCGATGTTGAATTGTTTGCACCATATCTATAAAATCTGTATTGCGTTGCACCTGATACGGTTATGTTTAAGTCAGTCTTAAATAAATCTTGTTGGCTAACTTCAATGGATGCACCTGTTTGGGTTAGACCTGTAACTTGATCTTGCAATCTTAAAGTAGAATTTGCGCTGCTATCTATTGCACTTACTACGGTTCTCATTGGTACTGGGTGTATGACTGTGATAACTCCAATGGTTGTTGATGATGCTGCTCCAATTCCACAAGTAGCAAAGTTACTGTTTGCGTTCCAACGCCAGTAATATCGCTGACACAATGCTAACTCCCCGCCGATTGAGCCACCAGTTCTCGTAAATGGTGTTGCGACACTGCCTGCCTCAAGCTGCACTTGTGCCACTTCCCAATAAGCACCTGCCGCTTCAACTTGGCTTTGAGCAACACTTACGCGCAATGAATTTGCAGAGCCGTCAGCAGGAACATCCACTTGAAAACTCATTGTTAACCAATTTGAAGAACCAGTACCAGTTGGTAGGCTTGCATTGCTTGCAACCGTAACACCTGTTGCGCTTAAAGCGGTCCAAGTAGCTCCTGAACCTGCATCAACTGTTGGAGATGCTGAAACACTAGCCGAAAGAGTGCCAGCAAATGTTGCATTTCGTCTTATTTTAAGAGAAAGAGTTGCAGTTCGGCCCCAAAGTTGTGCTGCATTTGATGTTTCAATAAATGTAAATTGATTTCCATAACCACCACTAGCACCCATTGCAACACGCATACAATAGCGAGAGCCGTTTGGAACACCAGTTGTTTGTTGACTTAATACTGTTGCAGATGCAGACCCAGCGGCAATTGTGAACCAACGATCTAAGCCAAATGCACTACTTGTTGTTGAAACTGAAGTGCGTTGATATATGTCAAAGCCACCATTGATGACAATATTTTTTGCAGCAACAAACGGTGCCACCGCACCGCCCAGGTTGTCTTGGGTATCGGCTACATCTCTTGATCGTGTCATTGGCTAGGCTCCTTGTGAGATTAAAGAACGAGTGTGTCGGCTTCTTCGGCAGTTAGCGGTTGACCTGCAACTAGCTTTGCCTTTGCGGATGCCTTGAGTGCATCGGATGCGGCTTTGGCTTCATCTTCGGCTGCGCGGGCTTCTTCGGCTTGTGCCTGCATCGCTGCCTGTGCAGCAAGTTCAGCCTCTGTCATATCGCGTTCAGTTGAGATACCTGTTGAACAGTCAACTTCGATTACTTTGCTCATTGTCTAGCCTTTCGTGATTCCGTAGAGTGTTACAGTGCTATTTTGAACGATTGTTTGACCTGCACCGCTTATATCAATTCTATTTATTGCAGATGTATCACGCCACAAACCAGCGGTTAAAGATTGAAAACCTGCCGTTGCATTGTTTTCAGTTACACCATCAGCAATATATGATTTGAAATTTGCAGAAGTATAGTTAGGGATGTAAATGGAAACGCTGGAAAATGTGTTTGAGGTTGAGGTGGCGCTTACTGCACCAGCATCAATCCAAGCATTTCTATCCGAAGAAACTGCCGAACCAGTGCCAAGAACATTTGTTGCTGAATAATTGCTGCCATTATTGTTAAAATAAATTGGAATGTATTGATAAGTTGCAGCAAAAGCAGTTCGTGCGCTCACAACCATCATTAAATCTGTGAATGTTTGTGGGATATTAAGAAAATTAACACCACCTGTTCCACCAGCGCCAACAGTCTGTGTGTAAATCGGTTGCATTGCAATTGTCATTTTATGCCCCCGTTACTGAGCTGGTTGTAATGCCGTAAAGGTCAACGCGTGAACCTGCAACTGAATAATCAGTTCCAGTTGCAACAATCATTTGATTTATGTTGTCTGTTTTTAAATAAAGTCCAGATTGCAGTCTTATATTTCCTGAACCATTAGCATCAAAGCCGCCAATTGCTCTAAATGTTGTAAATTTGTTTGTGTCTGCATAGTCAAGAATGTCAATAATAGCAACTCCATAAATTCCAGAAGTAGCCTGCGCACCAGTTACAATCGGCATCTCAAGAAAAGTTGTTTGTGCGGTATAGCCTGAAGCGACATTTGCACCGTCACCAATTAACTTGTGTCCTACATAACTTGAAGAAAAATCAATAAATGAAGAATTACCACATCTAATATAAATAAAATCAGTTGCAGAACCAGTGCTTTTTGATATGCGCAACCCTACTTCTGAATCTTTAGGCCGATTGCCCGGATTTATTAAAGACAAGATCCTTGCTTCTCCCGAATATCAGCAAGCGATCCTCTCTAAAGGCACCAAGCCAATTGTGGATAATGACTTAAATGACAGCGTGCCCTTCTAGGACCGTTTGTGGAATTTGAAGTACAAACTCCTCTCTTTAAGAACGCCTCATTACGCAAAGAATTTATTAACCGCGTAATTGAGGCGTTCGAGGCGGCTCAAGGGCATGCAGAGCTTATCTGTCTCTACCAGGAATTTGAGCCTACCTTTATCAAGATGGAAACAAGCGGGGAATACGACCAACTTGCCCTCCAGTGCATCCAGG